CGTCGCCACGCTCGAATAACGCGCGATCCGTTGGCCCTGCCCCGACCAGTTCGTGCCGGTCGGGCTTGCCGGGAGCACACCAATGCGCCTTCCAGTTGCGTCACCTTTACGGCGACCTGTACGGGGTCGCTGGGGTCGAAGTTCGGCCCAGCGAGCTTGTCTGGAGTCATTGCGCGGGGTCCTCGCGGTGGCTTGCGCATGGGTTTGACTCCCTGGAAGTGGAGCCCCGACAATTCTACCAAGTGGGGCGGGATTCGGCAAATTCTTTGGCTTAACTATTCGGGAAGGGGAAAGCTGGAGGCGTAAACGCGGCAGTGTATCGCGCAACGCCTTTGGTGACACGCACTTCGTCAAGGAAACCAATGAAATTGTCGGTAGTTGTACCATTACCTCCGATCTTAGGTGGGTTGCTGGACGAATAGTTGGTGCTGTCTGTACCACTTGCGACTTGAGTGCCGTTTACAAATAGGCGTCCCGTAGTTCCACTGCGACTGTAGGCGACATGTGTCCACGTATTTTGTGGTATGACGGCGGAGCCGCTTTTGATGTTTGGAGAGGCGGAACCAGCATACCATTGAAGTCCGCGTGCGGGTGATNCCATAACGAACAAACCCCAACCGACGCTGGATACCCAAGTACCCATCACGCCGTAACTGTTACGGGATAGCGTTCCTGTGACTTTGATCCAAGCCTCAACGGTAAAAGCTCCAGTGCCGAATTGCCAATCAGCAGAGGTCGCGGCTTCTCGAATAGGAGAGCCCGCACCCTTCAGAGAATATCCGCCGCCCCAAGCATCTTCAGCGCTGTAATTGTCTGTTCCAACGCCCCACGTATGCCTGCCTGTGGCGTCTGCTAGGTCGCCGTCAAAATGGAGCAAAGCAACTACAGAGGACCAGTTGGGATCAGAAGTTGGGTAATTGGGCGAACTCGCAGTGTCGATAGAAGCCGACCAACTATCACCCCCATTGTAGGTGGTCAATACCAGGACAACTGCGGCGCTCGGCGTAGTAGGTAGAACCCGGACGGTAGATGCCCAACTCCAATTGGAGGGCCAGTGGGCAGAATATACGGTAGCGCCTTGAGTAAATTGGATTGTTAGGCGTCGGTATCCTGAAGAATTATTGAGTACCACACTATTGATATTTTGGTTCATAGTGACTCCAAAATAGGAACCTAGCGCGGCATCAATAGTCAATACGTTTGACGCGATGTTGATAGGAATCAACGCCTCAGAACCACCCAGCGCCAAACCTTCGCCGTCGGCGGGCCAAGAACTTCCATCCCACACATAGATCAATTNATCTTCGTCATTAGCGTAGGCATCACCCGCCGTATTACCACTTGGTGGCAAGGAAGCGTAGTCTGGCACCCGTCCTTTGAGTTCGATGGCCCCCAAGGTACTACTGATCACGGGTACGTCTGGATTGGTAACGTCAATGGAGATATTGGAACCGGCGTTGGAGGGGCCCAACGCGGTTCCGCTGCTGAAGTAGTCCAGGGAGTTCCAGGCCGTCGAGCCATCACCCTGCTTCATCTTCCCGGTGTCCGTCTCCTTACCCCATTCGCCATCCAGGAGGATTTCGTTCAGGGTCGTCCACTCCGCCGCGGTGCGGCGACGAACCTTGAACCGGAGGTCGATCCGGTTCAGCAGTTCAACCAGCTTCGGGAGGTCGGAGTCATTCAGGGCCATTTCTTGTCATCCTCAACCATTGCCATCCACTTCCCAGGTCGGGCGGGTTTCCACGTAAGTATCCGCGGTGATCGTATTGGTCGGCGAGCCCCCCGGCGGCGTGTAGGCAAAGGTGTGCTCAAATGTGTAGTAGCTTTCGCCATCATCCGTGACCGTTTTCAGGTGCATCGTCACGTTGCCCGTGTAATTCAGGGTCACGCTCGCGGTCGGCGTGCCGATCCCGACGCGCTCAACCAGGAGCGTGTTGGTGGCGTCGTAGAACCCAAGCGTGTAGCGTGTGTTTTTGTATGGGTCGAGACTCACGCTGCCCGATTTCCAGCTCAACGGAACGTCCTGCTGGGCCACGCGATTGCGATGGGCCCAGTTCACGGTGAACGCTCCGCTGACGCTCGCCGGGTAGTAGGTGCTGGACCCGAAGCGCACGTTGGCCGGAGGATAGGGCCGGACGGCGCGCGCGGCCATTTCGACCGTATCCACAGGGGCCATGCTCGGGTCGAGCTGCGTCCCCCCCACGTTCGTCAGCAGCTTCACGTCCAGCGTTTCGCCGTCCGTGTATTGTTCTTTCGACCCGTCCAACCAGTATTCGATGAAGTACACGGGTGCGTCCGCCGCATGCTCCGCCGGGAGGGTATCCCAGACGCCGCGAAGCACCAACGTCATCGCGCCGGTGCCCGTGTCGAGCGCGCCGAAGGCCATTATTTCATCGTCAATCTGGAATAGCACGGAGCCTTCCAGTTCATCCAGATCGTCCATGTCTGTGATGCTGAAGCTGGTCGCTTCCTTTGTGATCGCGGCAACCAGCTTCGCACTCGGGCAGAAGTCCACCGGGGTATCGTCGGTGACATAGCCGCCGCCCGCGTCCACGGATACATCGACGTTGGACATGCTGGTCGCGGGACGGATCGGGGCGACCCGGAGGAAACCCGCTGCCGGATTCGTGCCCAGGATGTCCTCCACGTCGGGCGCATCGTACTGCTTCAGCAGCAGCGCATAGGGGGCTTCCTCCACGAGGCGGCGCGTGATTGCGACGGGCACCAGCGTGATCGGCACCACGTCATCAAATTCAATCGCCGTCCCGGCGGGGAGGTCGAACACGTCCTCAGTGCACTTGATCTTGATGGCCTTGGTCTTTCCGTCGCCGCGGTTGATCTCCGTGACGCGCATGACGGTCTGATTGAAGCCGTAGCGCGGTGCGGTCAACTTGAATACGGAGCCGCGGCGGAGCCCGCGCGCCGCCGACGTACAGGTGATTTCACACGACTGAACGGGCTGTGACTTGTAATACAGCTCCCGTTGAGCAACCTTCGCGGCCAGCGAGCGACTGTTGATCATCTTGTAGTCAAGCGACTTCGCGACCTTAACGCCCTGCTGAAGGAACAAGGCCGAATCGGAGACGATGACGGTGCCGTTGCCCGCGGTCTCCAGGTCATAGTAGTTGACCGTGATCTGATTGACCAAGTCGAGAAACTGGGGCTTTTTGTAATTGCTCAGCGAGACGACTTCAACCCCATAGTTGAGCTCCAGGAGCGTGTCTGGGTCATAGTTCTTCCGGTTTAGCGTCAAGGTCCATTTCAAGGTGTCATAGTCAACGTACAGGTTGCCGTCAATGTGATCGAGGGTCTTGTTCAAGACATCAGCCAGGTCCTCATCGCCGTCCCAGAAGTAGCTGAGGCCGAATTGTTCGTCATACAAGGCATCCGCCGCCGCAGTGAAACTGGCATCGTCAATCTCGCTGGCGTCATACCCATAGCCCCACTCTGTGTTCATGATCGCTTCACGGATGAGGTGGGCCGGGTTGATGTCCCAAAGCGGAAATTGTGAAACGTCCACACCAGCATAAATGCCGGTGGGTGAGCCGGAAGGGACGGAATCTAAAACCTTCACAGCTAGGACGTTCCCCGATGCAACCACCAAAGATCCATCAATCACCGCAGAACTATGGTAATAGTTGCCCGTGTCGGTGACGGTGACTGGGTTGCCGTTGAACCAAACCCAAACACCGTCGTCATGCCAAAGATTAAGGTGAATTGCCACTCCGGCCTTTGCGTCAAACTTTTTGCGTATCCAAATACCTCGTCCGGCTACTCCCGACGGAACAAACTTGTTAATTGGAATCTCACCACCACTAGGGTCTATGTTTCCGAATGCGCCATTACTGGTCAACCAGGTAGCGTCGTCATAGTTTTCTGCTGAGGGTGAATTGTCGTTTTGTTCTTCCGGGGGCGTAACTTTATATTTCCAGGCATCGCTGCTGTTAAAAATGACCCCGATACTTAGAATGCCCGCCTTCTCGGGATACCACTGCGCCTCACCTCCGTCCAGCTCGAACACCCGTTCACCGCGGACCTTGATGCCTCGCATGTAGGGCTGGTTGCCCATCATCGGCTGTTCGAGGACCAGTTGGCTCACGCCGCGGTTCGCGGGCGAACCGCCCTCAATCCGGGCGTTGAGGTAGCCATTCGCGGTCTGCGTTTTCTCCCCGCGCTCGAACGTGAAGCGGCCCACCACGCCGCCTTCGCCCTTCGGCTTTCCGAACAGCTCCGGCTTGTTGATGCTGATCACCCCGCCGCTGGAGGAACCTTCCCAGGCGGTCTTGTCGCCGACGCTGATGCGAAGCACCTTGGAGACGAACTTGGCCAGCGTGATAGCTGCGCCGGCATAGAACTTGTACCCAACGGTGACCTTTCTCTTGAGGCCCATGCGTTACTCCCCCCGGCCTTCGCGCGCGTGACACTCGCGCGCCCACTTCGCGACCGCCTGGGCCATCGCGTCATCGACAGCCTCCAGCTCCTCGACGGGCAAGCCCGTTTTCACTAGTTTGCGATAGTCCCAGCCGTGAGATTCGACCCAGGCGCGAACGCCCGCGCGGCACAAGCCTGCCCGATCCCGGTACATGGGCACCGTGAATACGTGCTTGGTGGTAACGAGAATCTGGCTCATTTGCCACTCTTGGTCTTGATGGCGACCTGTTTCACGTCGCCGAAGTATGTGTAATTCATGGATTCGATGTCCCGCGTTCCCCAGAGGACGCCGATCATAGCCCCTTCCTCCGCCGAGTTGGGGGCGGTTACGCTTTGTTTCTCCACGTCGGTCCCCGAACCAAAGAGGCCCAGGGGGTCAAGCCATTGGCGCAGGCTCATATGATGTTGCTCGCATTCGGATTGGACAGCGGGATCGCAGGGAAGCCCCCATAGTTCGGGAGATTGTTGAACAGGTTGGTACAACGGTCGCGCTTCTGCGAGCAGCCCGGGGCGACGAACACGTCAACCGGATCGCCTCCCGCCGCCGCAATCGCCTCCTCAATCGACGGCGAGCGCCGGATCAGGGCAATGGTCGAGCCCGAGTGCGCCCGGATGAACCGGCGCGTGCCGTCCGGCGCGACGAATACGCCCGCGTTCAGGTATCCGCTGGGCAGCGCGCCGATCCCGTCCAGGGTCAGCGTCAGGCCGTCCGGGCTGATACCCGTAACGGTCGCCGCGACCTTGAAGTCATCGAACACGACATCACACGAGGACGCGCGCCCGATAGACCGGGCATACAGCGTGTGGCGGCAGAGACGGGTGTGGACGGGTCGCTTGCCCGCGGTCCGGTTGGAGGCAAACGAACTGTTCCAGGTCAGCTTGCATTCCTTCTCCGAAGGCGCAACATCGGCCAGGGTCCCTCGCCACTCGACCGTCAGCGAGCCGTCCGCCTGGCGGGTGTACAGCTCGATGCGCGCGACATAGTCCACCGGCGACGCGATGAAGTGCTGGGCGATGGTGTCCAGAAGGGGTGTGGTGAGGTCGAAGGTGTCCTTGAGGTAGTTGGCCGTGTCCTTCACCTCGCTCCGCCCGACCACCCGCGGCGGGTAGTCGTCGGCCACTTCGTCAATCAGCAGCACTCCGGCTTCCGTGACCAGGGTGTCGCCGGATTCGGTCAGCAGCTCAACGTCGAGGTATTCCGTTTCATTCGAGGAAGTGAAGCGGTAAACCGCATCCCCCTCCGTGATTCGGAACAAGTCTTTGACGGCACCCATGGCATCACCACGTCGTCAAGGGCGCGCGGACCCAGGTATTAGCGGCCACGCACACGTAGATGTAACTGGCGTCATACGCCACCTGGCCCGGGGAGCCCGTAGCCGTGGCCGAGGCAGGCACGGCGGCGGCGGGTACAGCGTTGTCCGCCTTCGTGCCCTGCGCAGCGGAGGCGAACACGGAGGCCAACGCCGTGCCCAGGAAGGTCGCCACCTGGTTCAACGTCATCTTTCGGGTGTTTCCCGACTGGACGACGGGAAATGCTTCAGTGCCGGCGGCGGCGCTCGCGGCGGTCAGGGCGGAGATTTTCGTGGACATGGGGCATCACTCCGGTATTTCGAGGACAGAGGCGTTGGTGGTGAATCGCCCGTGGGCCTGGAGATTCAATTCTAGCCTGTCCGTGTTCAGGCGGTTGAAGAGGATGAAGCTGACGCGCTCGATGTCGCGCGCAGCGACGTTCAGAGCCGCGTTCAGCGTGACTTGACCCAAGCCTCCGCCGATGTTGGACGCCGCGGTCACGGTCCGGGCCAGCCAGGTGCCGTTCTTGAGCAGGAAGCCCAAGCGGTTCAGGGTCGGGTACAGATGCGCCGTGTAGCCTTCGTCCTGGAACTGGAACGTGTTGGTCACGGTGCCCGTCGAACGCTTCTGGAGGTCAGATTCAAAGGTGGGGGAGTAGAAGGGCCGGAACTTGCCCGCCCGACGATACCACCACTGTTTCAGCTCCCAGTAGGCTTCCGGCCCGGAGTCATCGAAGTTGTACTGATACGTGTACATGCTGCGAGTCCAGGGGGTCATGCTGTCGATCCCGCCCAGGACGTACTCCACCTGGTCCTCCTCCCAGTCGAGCTGCGTGGAATTGCGCTCATCCAGGACGTAGGGGGTCGTGTAGTAGTCCTGCCCGTTCAGCTGGGCGGGCGTCTCCGTCAATCCGCCCAGGACATCATCCACGTAGTATTCCAGGTCAAACTGGTCATCCCACCCGGAGGGCGACATCTTGGCGCTACCCGACACGCGCCCGACGCGGAAGGGGACGATCAGGACGGAGCCCGCGAACGCCGCGGGCGTGGACAGGGTGATCGTCGTCGCCGTGATCGTGTCCACGTCAACGATCTGCCAGTCACAGTAACCCTTCCAGAGGAGCGCGTGCGTGTTCGCGCGCAGGTCGTGGATCAGGGTATCGACCGGGAACACCGTTTGCCCCGCGACCACGCCGGAGACGCGCTGGGCCTGGAACCATTCCGGGATCAGCCAGCGGTTTCGGAGGTTCGCGCGCAGGGCGTTGTGAACCTCGCGCATCTGGTCGAAGTTCGTGGCGAGGCTGTGCTTGTAGTATTGGCGAGGCAGGGCGCGGAGCTGGGCGCGCTCCTCCGCCCCGTTCGTGTAGGCCGGGAGCACGTCCGTGTAATACTCCAGCGCCTCCGTCGCGCCCGGCAGGATCGGGTACGGGATCGCCCCAAGCGATTCGCCGTCATACACGCTGCTGGTGATGATGAGGTCGGCCATTATCCAAACAACCCGTTCTTCTTGAGCGTGTTGAGGATGATCTGCTCATTCTCATCGCTGTTGGCGAAGTTCCGGGCCTCCTGTTCACTCGACACGTTGATGATGCGAATCCGGGGCGGTTCGGCCTTCTGGGTTCCCGTTCCCTCCTCGCCCAGGCGCGCCAGCGCCGCCGCCTGCTTGGGCGTGTTGATGCTGATACGCTCGCCCGGGGTCGCCCGGAAGGCGACCTGCTGGCTGTCCACGCCGCCGGAGCCACCTACAACGTACTGACCACCCGTCGCATAGGCCGGCATCTGCTGGTTGCGGATCGCGTTGACGTTCGCCATACCCGCAGCGATAGCCGCCGCCGCCGCGACCGGACCCAGAACCCAGCCCACAATCGGGATCGCCGACGCGGACTGATAGGCGTTCACCGCGGAGGTGTACGTGTTCATGACCGCCTGAGCCGTCGCCGCCGCCTTGCCGATGCGGAACGCGGTTTTGTTGTTGCTTTGCATCAACCCGCTGATAGTCCCCAACGTGTCGGAGACGTTCTGGAGTTGGAGCTGCTGCTGCTGCTTCCTGATAGCCGTCTCGGCCATCGCGGCAGTCTCGGTGTCGATGACGCCGCCCTGGAGCAGCGCCTGGACGCGCCCCTTGTATTCCTCCAGCTGCGCGATCCGGGCGTTGAGTTCGTTCTGCGTGTCGTCCAGGGTGCCGCCCAGGACGGAGTTCAGGAAGTTGAACTTGTCCGCGCCGGTCACGCTCGCGGGATTGTCCTTCATCAGCTTCTGGAACCCGGCGAGCTGGGTTTGGAAGTCCTCGTTGCGGCCACCCTGAGTGCTCCCACGCAGCGATTCCGCCGCCTGGTCAATCTTGGTTTTCTGCTGGATGAGCACAAGCTGCTCACGGAGCTGCTTCAGCTCCTGTTCGCCGACCTTCACCCCGGCCATGCGCAGGTCTTGCTGGATCGAACGCATCTGCGTCTCGACTTCGCGCGCTTCGGAGGAGAGCTTCAGCAGCTCCAGCTCCTTGTTCAGCTCCCGATTGACTGCGCCCAGGGGGTCCAGCTGGTCCTTCAGCTGTTCCGTGATCAGGCCCAGGACATCGGCCTTGCGCTCCGCCGTGATCAGGCCCGCCGCCTCCGCCTTGTCCAGCAGTTCGGTGGCCTTCTTGACCTCCAGCTGCGCGCCGTACACCCGGTCATACTGGCTGATGAGCGATTCCAGCTCATCCTGGAGCTTCTTGCGCGCCTTCCCGCCGTCGCCCGTGCCCGGAGGCGTGACCCCGGGCGGAGCTGTACCCGAGACAGCCCCCTTGTTCGCGTCCTCCGCGGCCTTGCGCGCCTTGCCGATTTCCTGGGCGCGCTTGATCATGGACTCGACGCCCGACTGGAACATGTCGAACTGGGCACCCTCCTTGACCGCGTTCATGAGGTCGTGACCGAACCGCTTGGCCGCTCCCTCATTCTCGTTGGTCAGGGTCAGGTCCACGGCCATGATCTTGCCCAGACCGGCGGCGGAGGTCAACGGGCTCAGCAGCTCGCCCGCCTTGTTCACGAAGCTGGAGAGTTTTCCCGAGCACCACGTTGATGGCGCTGGTGACGATGTCCGCGACCGCCGGACCAAAGCCATTCCAGTAGGCCAGCACCACCTTGATCGCCGTGTACCAGCCACCCGCCCAGCGGTCCATCGCCTTCGCCGCGAGGCGAAGGAAGCCGGCAATGCTGATGTCGAACTGGTCAAAGAACTTCTTGATCTGGTCCACCAGCGGCCCGAAGGTCGCCTTGGTCCAGGCCACGATGTCGTCATAGACCTGCTTGATGACCTCGCCCAGGGCACGCATGTAATCGCCCAGGGTCGTCACGTCGTCGGTGCCCAGCTTGATCTGGTCCCGGAACAGGACCAGCGCGGCGACGCCGGAAACGAGGGCCGTGATCAGCACGCTGATGGCCGTCGCGATCAGGCCAATGGGATTCGCCGCGATGGCCGCGTTGAGCACGAGGATCGCGTTGCGGACGCCGTTGATGATCGAAACCGTGCCGCCGACCGCGGTGATGCCGATGACGACGGAGGCGAGGCCCTTGGCGATGGAGTCCAGGTTGTTGGAAATGAACAACAACGCCTTGGACAGCTTTTCGCTCAGGCCCGTCGCGTCGTTGAAACGCCCGAACAGGTCCACCACGTTGTTCTTGAGGACCTGGAAGGACTGGCTGATGGTCGGAACGGTCTTGCCAAACCGCTCCTCCAACTCATCGCGCGATGCGGCGAAGGCGTCCACGATGGTCTTGGCCGTGATCTTGCCGTCCTGGCCCATCTGACGCAGCTCGCCGCGGGTCACGCCCAGCTTCTTCGCGATCACGTCCGCGACCGCGGGCAGCTGCTCCAGCACGCTCCGCAGTTCGTCGCCACGGAGCGTACCCGAGGCCATACCCTGGGACAGCTGGATCAGACCGGCCTGCGCCTCCGTGGCGGAGGCGCCAGAGAGGATGATGGCCTGGTTGAGGGACTTCGTGAACTGGATCAGCTGCTGCTGGCTGACGCCCAGCTCCTTGGAGGACAGCGCGAGTCGGCTGTACAACTCCACGGAACCTTCGACGCTCGACCGGGTTTCATTGGCGACCTTCAGGAGCGCCTGATACACGCCGGTGAGGTTCTTGCCCTCCAGGCCCGTGCTTCGGAGTCGGTTCTGGAGGTTGGTGTAGGCGTCGATGGTCTGGATGGCCTCGCGCGCGAGCGCGGCCAGGCCCAGGCCCGCCAGGGCCTTCTTGAGGAAGTCCACGCCCCCTGCCGACTTGCGCGCGCCGTCGCCGATCCCCTCGACGTTCCTGCGGACGACTCGGGAGCCTCGTTCACTGACAATAATGTCAATCCGCTCGGTCGTCATGGCCCCGCCCTCCGGTCATTCCACCATTGCTTCATCCGCTCCGAATGCGCCCGCCGGTCCAGCGGCTTCCCGCGGGCAAGGCGAGCAGCCACCCCGGCCTCCTGCGTAGCGCGAGGGATGCCCCTACGCTGCGCCGCGACCCGTTGCCGCTCCCGCGTCTCGGCGGTCGCTGCGGGGCGCTTACGCTGTGCCTCCGACATCTTCCGGCGCGTTTCCTCCGACGCCCGGCGACCTGTTTGGGCGCGGCGCATCCGCTCCCGGGACTCCTGCGAGGGAATCGACCCGCCCAGACCGCCTTCTTGGAGGTTGTAGCCGCCCGGGACGACGGTGGACCAGAGCCGGGTCAGCTTCGCCTCGACTTCCAAGCAGTAGGGCCGGGAGGACTTCAGAAGGATCGTCAAGACGGGATCACCATGCTTGGCGAAGGCCCGACCGCAAGGAGTCGGAGCGCGTTGATGCTGCTTGAACCGTTCCGCGGGATTCGCGGACACACCCACGTAACGCTTGCCGTTGGAGAAGGTCAAGACGTACACGAAACAGATGTCTGGATTGGTTTCCGCCCGCATCACCCGATCCGACCCAAGTTGAAGAACCGCACGCCGGACGTGCTGCCAGTAAGTTTAATGGTTCCGCCCTGAATAATCGACAAAGCCTGAGCCAGCCCCAGCTCCACGTATTGCGGAGGGGCTTGGTGGGAGGAACCCTTGTTCAACTCCTCAATGTAGGGGAGATTGTTGGTGATGTGGATTTCCACGCCCATGTCGCCGTTGTAGCGACCAATCACCTGCTCCGCCTGGGCCATCGCCGCGGATTCGTTGGACTGGGCCGTGCTTCCAGCCTCGCCCTCCGCGTAGGGCTCGATGGTCGCCGACGCGGGCGACCCCAAGGAGACGATCCAGTTGGACTTCGCGCGCCCGGTATCCACGGGCGTCTCCGTCACGACAACCTGGTCAGCGGCGAGTGCGACGGTTCGGGTTAGGTGGTCGGCGTTGGCCGCGATCTGGGCCCCCGTTCGCACGATCCTGCGACTGAATTGGAGTAGCGTTTGACCGGCCACGGCTCCACTCCAGGTACTTCGCGTCAAGACGCGGGATCAACCACAGGAAGTCCTCAAGCTGTTCTCCGTCGATGTCGTTGCGCCAACAATAGTCGAACACCGCCAAGGAGGAGATTGGACCCAAACCCATCCCGACCTGACGACATGATGTCAAGTCAAGGAAGCCTTGATAGTATAGCCCCAGACCCATGTCGAGTTCCGGGGCGTTGGCGATACGCTCCGGGATGGGCATCCCGAAGCGCACGCAGTCCTCCAGTATCTTCCGCTCGTCGTCGGCCTTTAGCTCGAAGCCGTACTGGAGGACGGCCCAGAGTTTCCCAGGTCATGCTCCAGGACATCCTCGCGGAACAGGGCGGCGTCGGTCGCCGCTTCGCGAATGTCGTTGAACAGGTCCGGGAGGTCGGCGAACAGCTGCAGGGCGTTGTCGAAGGTGAACGGCAGCTCGACGTTGTTGGCATCGCGCACGTTGTCCCAGCCCAGGATCACGCCGCTGACGAACGCGCGGCGGTAGATTTCGTCCGCCTTCTCGTTGGAGAGGGTCTTGGTCTGGATCGCACGCTTGTAGGGCTTGGATTCGCGCTCCATCGCCTTGGCGAAGTTGGAGTTGGCGCCGCCCGCGCGCGCGATCTTGAAGCGGATCGGCTTCTTGACTTCCTGACCGTCCGGTCCGGCTTCCTTGATCTCACCGACCTCGAAGAAGATGCCCTGGAGTTCCAGATTCTTGTCGGTCTTGTACTGCGCGTACAGAGGGTTGTTCATGGTGTGCTCCGTTTTCTCGGGTGAAGGGGGCCGGGAGAGTCCCGGCCCCGAGGCCTGATTATACCTGATTATACGTCGGCGAGGTTCGGCAGGTAGGGGAACTCATTGATGAGCAGGGTGTAGCCGTGCTCACCTTCCGCCGCGTCCGTGGTCAGGGGCAGCGTGATCGGCTGGTCCTGCTCGACGTTCAGGCGACCGTCGCCCAGGGCGATCAGCGGAACATCGAACACGAAGCCCGCATTGTTCTTCACCAGCGCGAAGTCCAGGGCCACGTCCTCGTTGTTGCGCACCGCCTGGACCGCTTCGATGCTGCTGAAGTAGGCCGTGATGTTGCCGGACACCTGGAAGGTGCCCATGGAAACGTCGATGGCCCCCAGGTGACCCACGGCCTTGTTCGCCGACACGTTATTGTTGACCGTCAGGGACAGCTCGGTCAGGAAGGCGAACAGCGGAGCCGGGTTGGTGTTGCCGGCGGTGATGGCGTGGAGCTTGATGCGGCTGAAGTCGCTGGAGGTGTTGAACGCCGGGGATTCCACGAGGTCCGGGCGCGCGCCGTCCTTCAGACCTTCGAGGCCGGTGCGCTGTTCGTTGTCCACCGCGATGAAGGTGATGTCCGCCGTGACCTTGTCCGCCTGGGCGACGTTCAGGGTGAACTCGTTGGCCACCGCACCCACCAGGTATTCCGACATGGTGCCGTTGGTGTCCTGACCCAGGGTGCGCTCCAGCTGGTAGGTGCGCCGCTTGATGAGGGTCGGGTCCTTCTCGTTGCGGATCACGTTGCCCAAGAACAGGCGGATGGTCTTGCCGGTGCCCGTCTCCGTGACCATCGTCCCGTTGGTCTTGTCGAACTCGATGAAGGCCGCGCCGACCTGACGCACGCGAACCAGGCCGTTGTTCACCGCGTTGGTGAAGCGTTCCGTGGTGAGGTCGCCGCCGATGAACAGCCACTCGCCCGGGGTCAGGCCCAGGGTCGTGAAGTCGAAAGCGCCGGACGCGCGCACCAGGCGCGGATAGGAGCCCGACACGTCCACGTTCGCCGTCGCGGAGGCGAGCTGGACACCGACCTTCTGGACCTTCGCGTCAGCGGGCGGGCTCGCTTCGCTCACCAGCGCGCCGCTCACGACGATGGTGGTGGCGGTCGAGGAGGACACCAGCTTCAGACCGTTGTTGCCAGCCTGGGCGAAGCCCGAACCCTTCACAAGGTCGCCCCCGACGAAGCCGGAGCCGACCGTGCCGGAGCCCAGGGTGTAGGTCGAGCCCGCGACGCCGCTGAACGGGATCGCGTCGCCGTTCATCGGGATGTTGGTGGCCTTCTCGCGCATGTCGGCGAAGCAGACACCCTGGAGCAGGCGGGTGTAGTTGGTCTGGGTGAAGTCCTGACCGAAGCCGCCGGAGGCTTCCAGGTCGGTGATCACGCCCTTCTTGCGCTGACGGCTCGGGTTGATCGGGTTGCGGCTGACCAGGGTCAGCTGACCACCGAAGTCGTTGTAGCTGTTCGGCTCCAGGACATACCAGGTCGGGGCCGTACCGTCCGCCGCGACGCCGCCCCCGAGGGTCGCCGCCGCCCAGGAGGTGCCGGTGCCGGTTTCGGTGGTGGCGATGGAGTTGCCCGCGACGCCGCCGACCCGGGCCGTGACCGCAACCGCCGCGCCGGACAGTTCGGCGCTCACGTCGGGATGGGCGACGGTGCCGGTGCCGTAGGTGGTGCCCGCGCCAGCAGCGCCGTTGATCGCGGCGACCAGGTTGGCGGCGGTCGCGGCGGCGGAACCGCCGATCAGCACGTCATTGGCGCCGGTCAGGGCGTCCACCAGGGTGTAGGTGACGGACCCGATGACCACCTCATCTTCGTCGGTGCCCGTGCCGCTGAAGGTCAGCAGGCCGGTCGCCTTGACGGCGGGGACGTAACAGAAGTCACGCAGGCAGCACTCCTCCGCGAAGCGGAGGCCAGTGATGTTCGAGTCGATCTTGTTGGAAACGCAGTCGTTCATGGCCGGGGCTCCAGGAGGGGTGGATTACTTACACTCATCGTAGGTGAAATCAATTCGGGCCTGGTGTTGATAGTACACCTTGTCCGCACCGATTTCCACGATGCGCGCATTTCGGAACCAGAGGCCGTCGCCGGTGCCCACGCCCTCATACGCATCACGCGCGATTATCGCGAGTTTTTCCGCAAGAGTCAAGCCGCCCTGCGGCCAGCCCGGATCGGCGACCGGGCCGAAGCACTGGACGGTCACCAAACCGGAGCGAGTGAAGCGGCGCGAACCCGCGGGCGCGAGCGTGTGGCGCGGGTCGGCGAGGTGACGAAACAGGAACCGCCCGAAGGGCTGAACCACGTCCGGCGGCGTCGCCGGAACCCCGGGCCATTGGACCAGCGCCGGGTCGGAGCCGCCCAGGACGGCAGGCGTCAGGGCGTTCCAGCGCGTGACGAACAGCCGCACCAGCTCATCGGTGGCTTGTTCATAGGTCAGGCTCATTGGCGCACCTGTACGTCATACATGACTTGCTGGCCGTTGGGGTTGAGCGGACGCGCGCTGATGATCTTCCAGGGCTTCTCCGCGCCGCGGAGGATGACCGCATCCACGACAGGCGTCACCGGGGTCGCGCCGTCCGTCGCGGTCGAAGGCATGTACACGCGCTGGTCGCCCATCTGGATCACGGTGCCGTCGATGTACTTCTGCTCATAGTCGAGGAACACGGCATCCACGGTCGAATCGACCGCCGACGCCTCGCCGGGCCGGTGCGGCTTCGTCGGATCGGGCGCGGGCGCGCGGACCATGTTGCGCAGCGTGACCGGCTGGCCGAACTGCTTGATCAGGTCCTTGGCGAGCTGTACAGCCCAGTCGAGTTCGCCCACGGTCAGGCCCTCAGCACCGTGCCGCCGGACAGGATCAGCCCGGAGCGGCGCAGCTTCATGTCCGCCGCCGGATACTTGGGCATGGTGAAGGCCGCGCCGGAGACGTAGGTGAAGGACTGGGAAATGGGGCCGACCTGCTGCGACTTCGCCTGGACCTTCGCGCCGCTCGCGTCGCGGGACGGGTCGGGGTTCAGCTCCGCGGACAGCGCGCGCAGGGCGTATTCCGCCGTGGCTTCCTTGATCTCGACAGGGATGCCGGTCACCAGGTCCTGGTCGAGGTCCCAGGCGTCCATGCGGGGCCACTCGGTGTTCTGGTCGCGGCCCAGGAGGCGACGGCCCACGAAGCGGAACCGCTGGTCCAGGTAGTCGGTCGCGCGGATGACCGCGGCCTCAATCTGAGGGTCCGTGTAGCCCGCGAAGGA